AGCTTGTACATGTCAGCTGTTGAGATTGTTTTAGCTTCCGCGCTATGAAGGCCAACCGCCTGAATACATAGCACCCCCCAAAGCACCAAACGCGCGCGCGAGCTACCAGCCTTCGGCGCTCGCTGCGAGCGTGTGGAGCGTAATGCCTCTGTCAAATACATGTCAATTACATTTGCATAAGTGCAGGTCAGAGCCTTAATTCTGCGTGTCATATTCACCGCCTTGGTCAGTCCAGCATTTTCGGCAATAGATCACATGGCCTGTTTTTTCGTAGAATTGCTCCACAAAATCAAATGTGCCGGATTCACAGAATGAGCACTCTTTCATTTATCGCCACCCCATCCCGTACCTTTGAAATGGATTGGGTTGGCTGTCCAAATCCTCTCCATTTGCACTAAGCAGTATTGGCAAGATGGATAGACAAAACTCTCATCAAACCCAGCCTTAACGCTTGCCACAGAGCTGCAAACAGGGCATTTAAATTCATAAGTTGGCATTGTAGGCAGTCTCCTTATCTAGCAAAGCAATTCCCATGACCCCACATGATTGACATTCAAGGCAGACCACATACTCAGGCAGTTTCCATTCATTTTCCACAATGGCCTGATTTGTGAGCTTGCCTTCAACCCTGCATTGATACTTAATAAGCTGTGCCATAGATGCTCCTTGAAAAGTCTGCCATTGGGTGCAGATCGTTTTGATTTATCCACCATGAGCCGTCAGAGCGCTGTTGTTTGTTGCGCTTAGCCATGACAATTGGAATCCAGCCACAAACCCAAAAGGTAGGCATTGAGCCGGTTACTAGGATTGCAATATCCTCTTTGCGGTCAAGCTCTGTGAGGATTAGTGATCCATCTTTCCATTTAGTCCACTTCACCTCAATGTTATGACCCACATCAGCCTGTTTTTTAAAGTTAAGGTTGTCAAGGTCAATTGGTGTGCGGAAATACTTTGAGACAGCCACCTCAGCTGCGAGCGCTTGCGATTGCTGGACAACAAACTCAGGAAAATTGAGAGCTTCTCTGTCATGTTGGTAATTGCGCTTTTCTGTGCGCCCTTCCCATTGTGGCCTGTATCTGAGAGCTCTTTCATAGCCTTTGAGCGTTATTGTCACCTGCTCATCATTGCTCAGTGTGACTTTCATTTGGTGCCTTTGAGAGCTTCCAGCCTTGCCCTTTTTTGGTCATTGGTTAAATGCTTGCACATCTCACAAAACTGAAACAAAGCCAAGCCATCAGCTGATGTGATTTCTGAGCCCCATTCAGGTTGCTCTGTCTCGCAGTTATCGCAAATGAAAGTTTTGGATTCAAATACAAACTCACCGCGTGTGAGCCTTACCATGTTGCCATTTTTAATGATGTCCACAGATCCCATTAGCTGAGTCTCCATTCACCTGTGCTTGCTGAGCGAATCATCCACTGAGGTGTGCATTGCTTGGCTTTTGTCTTTTCTGAGCAGAAATAGCCAGCCCATTCCTTTGGTGCATCAGGCTTTGATTCTCGGCGCAGCATGTGACCATGTGCGCAAATTGGTGACTCACTTACAAGCTCGCCACCTAGTTGCTCAGTGATCTGTTGAATTGCTGTGCCTGCTGTCTCCATCTCCGCATCTTGAGCTGTGAAGCCTGTTGCCCAATAGTCCGGTGTGGTCTCAGCTTGTGGCTTTGGCTGTTCAACCCTTGCCATATCTTGTGCAGTGCTTTTGAGCTCCGTTGGTAGGACAAGGCTGATGCAACGCCCAATTGCGCTTGTGGTTGTGTCCTCAATAAAAAATCGCTTCATGTGGGTTGGATAAAATGCCACATTGCCGTAAGCGTAATCAACGCCGGCAGGCAGCTCTGTAATGTCATCCCTGTAGCACTCAGCTTTTACAAGCACATAGCCCTTTTCAGCGTTGAACTCAATGATGCTTGTGGTGATTCTGCCCAGTGGGTAAGCATCTTGCCAACGCTTAACCCTAGATTGCACATCCTCATAATTCTTTAGATCAAATGCCATTTGTCATGCTCCCGATTCTTAGTTGTTGTCCATTGCGGTTGTCTTTTGCGTATTGAATCTGTTCAGCTAGTGTCCAGATTGAGCCATCATGCCAGCGTGAAGCATCATCAATGCATGAATAGCACAGTGATCTAATCACCGGCTCTTTACCGTAATGAGTCTCACTGATTATTGTTGAATAGGCCTGCCTGCGGCCTTTTGGATGAGGCACTGTCTGACCAGCCTCATTGCGTATGTACCCAAAGCGGTCTTTGCAGGTGTCGCAATAGACCCCTGAGGCAGCTTTAACGATTGGCATGGCTTGATGCCTTAGATAGTGCTTGGCCTCGGCGGTAGCCAATAGCCTTGCCCTCTTTGAAGCCATCCTCTCGCCCTGCGTAATATCCACAGGTGAGCATAAAAATGTGGGTAATTAAAAGGATGATTTGTAAAACTGTCATTTGAATTCTCCCGATTCACACAGCCCTTGTGAGCTGATGGATTAAGGGTGGGGGCAAATGACAAAAGAGTCAAACCTATTTCGGCGTGTCATCCCCATTTTTTGGCTTGTCTTTTAGTCCATTTGAGGCTAAGACTGAGCCAAGAGCGCCCGTTAGAAAGATTGTGAGCGTGGATAGCAGCTCAATGAAAGCTCTATCATTTGGCGCTTGATCGCCTAGTGGCTGGGTTACAAAGATGAGAGCGTAAAGCATCCCAGCAACAGAAAACACAAAAGTAAAGCTGAGAGCAATGCCAATGAAAACAATGAGGCGAGCTTTGAGCTGCTCATTGCTTAGGCGTGTTTCATGCCTTGGCTTGCGCATTGAGGGTGTCTCCAAATATGTCTTTAGTACAGATTCCCTGAGCCTCACACTGCGGCGGATTGCACTCAGGCTTTTTCCAGTTTTCATACTCTTGGCATGGGTAGCGTGTCCAGCCCTGATATGAGCAGGATGTCAGCAGACCAAGACCCATCAAGACTGCTGCCACCCGTACCCAATTTGGTGTCACTTCCCCATAACCCCAAATGCTGCATCCTTAGGATTGAGCCAACGCAAAATGACAGGTAAAACTGCCGCTGCGCCTGCGCCCAAAATCGCCTTTGGATCTGTATTGCCTGACAAATAGACAGCAATTGATGCCGCCATGAATGAGCGAGCCCATGAGGCTGCCATTGGTTTCAACTGTTCAATCATTTTTTGCCTTTCTTTTTGGTTTCCACAGCTTTGATTTCGACTGTTGGAAATTCGCCCTTATAGGGTACATATTTTGGAGAGCCAAAACCCACAACCTCTTTGCCAATTGTGCGCTCTTTGACCATCACCATGCCGCCATTGCGCTGAGAGCCAGTGCCGGATGTGTTGCCCTCAATTGTTATGACGGTGTTTGCCTTGATGCCTACAACAATGCCCACATGACTAATGCGATCAACGCCGTCACCTGGAAAATCCATAAAGCACAAATCACCCAGTTTTGGTGTTTGTGACCAGCGGCCTGAGTCCATGAATACCTGAGCGCCCTTTAATGTGCTCACAACTGAGTGGCATTTAACCTCAGCAGCTTTAAGCACCCAATTGCAAAATGACCCACACCAAGGCAATCCATTTGCCTTCATTGCTTCGCCATATTTGGTTATATTGTCAGGTGTCTCCACATAACCAATCTCGCCTTTGGCAATTTCAATTGCGTGAGCAGCTGAACCGATTGGATAACTCATGCCAACAACAGCTTTGCTTCATCAGCTGTGATGCCTAGACGATCCAACAACGCTTGCTTTTGTGCAGCTTTTTGAGTTTCAGCAGCAGTTTCAGCGGCTTGTAACTCAGCAATTTTTGCGTTTACCTCGGCAATTGTTGGCGCTTTGCCTTCAAGCACCTGCCACTGAATTGTTGAGTAATCATCATTTTCATAGGTAAATTCGCTGTTTGGGCGTAAAGCCTGAATTGCGTGTGATAGTTCAATCATTATGCACCAATTTCCATCAAGATGAGCTGACTAGTTGCTGAACCTGTTTGAGCTGTTGTTGTGATATTTCCAGTATTTGAGCGCATTTGCACTTTGTAGGTTGTAGCGCTTGTTGTAGATGGTGAGTCCACCATTGACCAATTCCAAGGATCTACATATTGGCTGCCGCTTGAAACCTGATAATTTTCAAGGTTTATTGCACCTGAGATGCTTGTGGAATCTCTCACCAATTGTAAATAAGAATGCAAATCTGTGTCACCACCGCCGCTGTTTCGTCTCACAAGCACATTTGCAATGACCACAATGCGTGAGCTTGTTGCTGATGGTGTAATTGATGCAGTCAATCCTGTATCAACCATTGATGTTGATGTGGTTGATGTTGATGTTGAATAAGTTGCTGCAATGACTTGCAAAACCTTACCGCCGGCTGCAGGTGCAGCCCATTTGATGCCTGTTGATTGAGTTGAGTCAGCTGTGAGCACATAGCCATTTGTGCCAACTGCCAAGCGCGCTGGTGTATCAGCTGCAGTGGCAGTAATTAAATCGCCTTTGGCATCCAAAATTGTCAATGGATCAACTGCGACCCATGAAAAGTCTAAATCTGTGCCTGATGCTTTAGCCAATACTTGGCCTGTGGTGCCACCTTTTAAATCAACAAAAGATGTATCCACGCCGCCAAGAGCTGTGCGGATGGCTGCTGCGCCATCTTTGACCAAATCGGTGTCTGATGGAACAGTCCACCCAAAGTTTGTGGTTGTCGTGCTCATTTTGCTCCTATTCTCAGGCCACTATTGTGGCACTAGTCCAATCCAAAGTTGGGTTGATTGTGTTCCATGTCTCCAAAGCCCCCACATCATCCCACTTCATGGCTTGCAGGCTGAAAGCCGTTGGTGACACATTTAGCGTGAGGCTCAAATTGTTGTAACTAGCTCTGAAAGTCCAACCCTCAACAAATCCCTGAAAGCGGCCATTAACCATGTTTGATGGCAGGTCTTGAATATCTACAGCCAAACCCATAAACACATTGAGCAAGGCATCACGATCTGAGTCATCAATCTCAGGATTACCCAAAGGAAATGTGATGCTTTGGAAAATGTCCTGCGGATAAGCTCTAATGGCTAAATAAAAATTTGCCTGAGATGTTGCATCAGCGCCGTTTTCAATAGATGTGGGGATTAACTGCGCTTGCTGGCCGTAAATGTCAATGGATGATGCATCCTCAGCGGTGGCTGTGGCATTTGCCTTGTACTGAATTGTGACCTTATTGCGCAAATCTCCCAGCCTGCGGATAGTGCGGATGTTTGATGTGAGCGCATGATTTCCTGAAAGTGTCACATAACCATTTGCTGCCAAATATGTGCTGCGGTGTGTGCTGTCGGCATATCCAATGCGCCCCTGAGCATCCTCATAAAGATAGCCAAGGCCGGATGTTGCCAAAGCACTCACAAGGCTGTACATGTCAATTGTCTCTGCTGAGCGAGATGTCAGCTCATAATTTCCAGGGCGGTCAATATCGCCAAGGCCTGAATTTTCGGCGTTCTCCCATGTTGTTGTTGCTGTGTAGGTTGCCCATGTTGTCGCTGCCGGCACTTCATTCCATGTGTTAAACAATGCTTGGCTCAGGATTGAATAAATCTGATCGCCATCCTGATCCTTACTCAAAACACCCTCAGTCAGAGTTTTGGGCAGCTTTGAAAGAGCGCCAAGAGCTGTGACACGCAAAACCTCATTGATGCCGCCTGTGCCGGATGTTGTCACTGAGACTTCACGATCCGTTACATACCCACCAAACACATTTACAAATGTGCCAGTTGAATCTTTGACCTTGATTGACACCTGATCATTTACATCAATGACAATGGATGATAAATCAAGATTTATGATTTCAATGTTGGCATAACCTGCAACAGCCTGTGAGTAAATGTCAGTGCGGCCTGAGGTAATAGTCAAATTAGCCAAAGTCACATTTGTGTAATCGCCGCCGCCATTGATAGTCAGTGACCATTCAGGTGTAAATTGGGTCATAGTGAGAGCAGCTCAGCGCCAAGCGCGCCGCGACCATAAGAGCGATTAAGCACATCAACAACTGTGCGAGCCACGCCCTCAGGATCTCCTGCCACGCCAATGTTAATGGTTGGTGCAATAGTGACTTTTGATGCTTCCTCAGCAGCTCTAAATGCTGCAGGTGATGAGCTTGCCTGCCCAAATGGTGTGCCTACAAATGTTGATGATGCTGAGGATGCAGCTGAGCCGCTTGATGCGGCTGAGGAAATGCCGCCACCTGAGACGGTTGGCACTTTTATTGTTGGCACAGATGGGATTGATGGTGTTGAAACTGATTTGCTTGAAACTGATGGTGCAGGCAATGAAGGTGCAGAAATGGTTGGAATGTTAGGCAAAAGCGGCACAGCGTTGTAAGCCCTGATAAGCGCATTGATTCCAGCAATTGCGCCACTGACTAAGTTATTAATTACGCCAATGACTGATGCAATTACATCAATGACACCGGCTGCAACCTTGCCCACAACGGTGAGAGCGCCGCCAAGCACTGTGCCAATGACCGGTGCAAGATAGGTTGCAATGTAGCTGCCAAATTCTTGAAAAGCGCCAAGATTCTCACCAATGGCTTTTTTGATGCTGTTAAAGGCTGACACAAGGCCATTCCAAACAGGGATAAAGATTGATTGAATTATCTTTGCCACATTGGTGATGTAAAAGCCCAAACCTGATGTGCCACTAAAGCCACCGTTGAGAGCTTCAAGAATTGGCTGTGCAACTTGGTTAATGTATTTCATCAGCTTTTCAAGAATAGGCAAAAGCGCAAAACCAATGGTTTCCTTGGCTTCGTCAAAAGCAACTTTCATGCGAGCAATGCGGCCTGAGTAGGTTTCAGCATTTGCCGCTGCAGCTCCACCAAAGAGATCTGAGAGCTTTCCTTGAACCTGCTCAAATGACATTGTTTTGAGCTCTGCAGTTGAAAGGCCAATGCCTAGTTTGGCAAGAGATGCGCTGTTCCCGTCATAGGCTTTTGATAGCGCAATGGCTACTGTTTCAACCGGTTTGCCTGTGGCTGCCGATATATCAAGCGCTGTTGATAATAAATCCTGAGCTTTACTGACTGAGCCGGTGGAGATGGACAACCTTTGAAGCGCTGGCCTCAACTGATCATCAGCGACACCGGTTGCCAAAGACATCTGAAGGATGGCGGCCTCAGTGGCCTTAATTTGCCCGTCTGTAGCCCCTGTGGCGTTTTTAAGAGCCAAGGCCAACTGTGTCTGTGCCTTTTCATCCTCAATGGCGGCTTTGACCCCATCAATGCCGATTTTGACTGCATAAGCGGCTGCCGCTGCTGTGGCTGCTGCAAAGGCAGCGCCAATCATCTTGCCGGCTTTGCCCATCTTATCGCCAAAGGTGTCCACATCAGCTGTGGCTGTTTTTAGGCTTTTATTGAGATTGTCTACATCACCAAGGATGGAAAGTTTGAGTGTGCGGCTGCCTGCCATTAGTCAAACCTCTTAACTATCTCGGAGAATCCATTCTCCCACTTTTTCAAAATTTCAGGCTGTACACCGCGCAGGGTTGGATAAATCCACCAACCGCGAGAGCCGCGACCTTCACGCCCTGACCAAACAGGAAATTGCTTAAACTTATTAGATCCAAACTCAGCGCCACCCCATAGGTCGCGCGTTGTTGCACCGCCGGAAAACTTTTGAGATGCAAAGCCGTAGGAAATCTCACCAATCTTTGAGGATTTGGAAACCCTTGAACCCTCAGCAATACGAGATGCCACCTTTGGGATTGCTCGCGTTTGACGAGCTGCAGCCTTTACTTTGTCAGAGACAAAATCAGCAAGATTGCTTGACACCGATTTGGCCTGCTCTGTGGCTTCATCATCCATAGCCTTAAATGCTTTGGTGATGGCGCGCAATTCAGCTTTGTCATAGCTGATTGCTTCACTTGCCATTTTGCTTCTCCAATATCTCTAAAACTGTCAAAATGTCCTCAGCTGATTCAAAGGCATCCTGTGAGAGCCCCGTTTTTAGCGAGAGCTCCCACAGGGTGCGGCTTAGGCTTCCGGCTGGGTAGCTTTTGGGTTTGCATCACCGACTTCAACGCCGGCAACGGTTTCAGTCCACACATCAAAAGGCTTGACAGGCTTTCCAGCAGCTTCACGCTTCATAGCGTGGTAAGCCAAGAAAAGTAAATCAGCAATGCCGATTTTGTCCTGAGCCTGAGAGATGATGTGTCCGGTGGACTTCTCCCACTTTACCCACTCAGGTGGTGCAGCCACATAAGTTGCTGAATCGCCTGAGTTATATTCGATTGTGATTGGTAGTTTCATTTTGTCTCCCGATTAGGTTTGGTTTAGCTGAATGTTTCAGTAGGTGTGCCAACAACTGTAAATGATAGATCTACAGTCTGTGCATCAGGTGCAGCGCCGCCTACAGCTGGAAACACAGGGAGCACATTAAATGCGAACACTGCGCCTGTTACAGCTGTGAGTGAGACTGCCAATGTTGTGTTTGGTGCTGATTCGCATGCAGTCCAAAGAGCTTCGCAAAGCGATCCGCTAGCGCCCCAGTCTGCAAGCATTGAGACATCAAAAGTCCACTGATCGTCAATGTGCTTGTATGCCTTGCCATCAAGAGTCTGATAAGTCTCAATGGTTGGTGAGTTTGAAAGAACTGCTGATGTTGCTTGCGCATCATAAGCGGTGGTCGCAATCGTCAGAGTGAGATCGCGACCTGTGATGATTGTCGTTGCCACTTTTGCTCCTTAGTTTGTTTGTGTGTAATAGGTGCTGACATTGATGTCTGCTGTGAGCATTGTGGATGCTCCAACTTCCAGCGGTGTCGGCTTTGATGTGGTGCCTACTTCGTACCCTTGCGGTATTAGCGCAAGAATTCCCATGATGAGCTGCTCAAGGTTATCCAAGGCTGCTGGGTTGCTGTTATAAGCCACAATGGCTGTGATTGTAAAATTGATTTTTACTTTAGTGAGTGAGCCGATAAGTGTTGGCTCTAAATAGGGAGATGCTGGCACAATAACAATTGCCGGTGGGATTGGTGACTCAGGCACACTGTTATAACTTGATGCAGCCAAAGAGTTAAAAGCTGCAGCCAATGTTGATCTAGTGCCTGCAATGGTGGATGCGGTCACTGCGCAAATCCCTCAGCATCAAGGTAAGGATAAAGCAAGGTGCTGACACGATTAGTGAGGCTGCGCCCCATGCGGTATGGCGTAGATGCAAAATCAACGCCTTCAATTTGTCCACCGGCTGCAATGCGAGATTGGAAAACCTCAACAGAGACAGCCAAAATTGCTGACTCAATAGCATCATTTCCGGCGTAAATTTCGGCAGCTGAATAGCCTGAAAGTGTGGCTGTGCCTGCTGGGATTGATTCACGCAAAGTTACATCAGCATTTGTGAGTGCTGCAGTAAATTGGAAATCCCCAGCTGTTGTGATTGTGTGGGTTGCACTGAAAGGTGATGGCAGGCCGGTGACTATGACGGATTGACCTGCCACAAAGTGATGTGGGCGCAATGTGTAGAAATAGGCCACATTGCTTGTGAGCTTGTATGAATCCACTGCTGTTGTGTTAGCAACGAGCATGGGCAAAATTACTGCCTCACTAGTATTGATTATTTCATTGAGATAAGCGTCATTGTATAAAGATGTGCTCACGCCAAGTACCGCCCTAAGCTGTGCGGCTGTAACGATACTTGGCATGAGACATCCTTTCGACTGCTGAGGCTAGATCGGGAGAACTAGCCTCATGATTAGTTGGTGGCGATTAAGCCTTATTTACCTTGAAAGCTCCTGCACCAATCTTTGTGGCGCATGCTCCAAAGGAATATAGGCCGACAGTGATTGAACCATCAGCTGTTGATTCTGCGCGCAGTGCGTACTGTGCAGGATCCTCATACCATGTGTATGCATCAGGATTTACAATGATGAGTGAGCCATCTGTGTCTGTGCCTGCTGCAGTGTTTGGTGTAACAAAGAGATCAAGCCCAGCTACATTGCCGCGCAATGAGCGTGGTGATGCCACGCCGCCTGCGTTCATTGGCTGTGAAGCTGTGTAAATTGGGCGGCCTGAATCGTTGAGACCCATGATGTTTGACCACTGTGCTGTGTTAGCAATGAGGTTTGTTGCAAATGGGTTTGGAAGCCCCTTTGTAGCGTTGTAAACAGATGCAGCACCACGAGATACAAAGCCAAGAAGCTCTGCAGCTGTTGGATATGTTGTGATTGTTGTGCCGTCTGCTGTTGCGCCTGAAATGATTGCTGCATTGACATAAGCATCTTGTGCTGCTGCCATTTGCGCGACCATGTTACGGTAGAGCTCGTCATAAAACGCAGGATTGCTGCGGGTCAAGAGCTCAACGCTAAATTTTTGCTGTGAGGCAAATTTCTTAACAGTCACGCTGAGGAATGAGCTCTGCTGATCTGTTTCTGAAAATGCTGCATCCTCATCTGCTGCTGCAGCTGATGGGAGCGTTGTGACCTTTGGAATTTCAAAGGTAAGGCCAGCTGCAGGCAATGTGCCTCGGCTGATTGCATCAATTGATGGGCGCACCATTGTGGCAAGACCATTGATGATGGTTGTCATTTGTGGTGTGGGATTAAATGCACTGTTGTCAGTGGTGTTATCCGCTGCCATTACATAGCGCTTTGCTTCCTCATCACCTAGTGATGCCTTGATTGTGTTTTCCATGTACTTCGCAGCTGTGACCTCAATGCGTGGCTTTGCTGTGAATCCACCAACAGCTGTTGCTGCTGCTGTTACTGACTGTGCGGCTTCAACCGTCTCTACGGTTTCCGCGTTTGTGACGGTGTTGTCCACTTCGTCTCCTTCTGTTGTTGGTGTTGCATCTGCATCCTCGGTGGATTCAGAATTTTCATCTCCCTCTGTTGCTGCTACCTCTGAAACGCGAGCGCTACGGATAGCCGGCTCTGATGTCAAGGCAACGCCTGTGAGCTCGCCTGCCAAGATTCGGACAGTGCCATCTTTCAGGGTTTCGTATTCGTCAATTGAAACCTCAACTGAAAAACCATCACGCAAACCCTCAGCAGCTTCAACAAGAGCATCATTTCCTGCTGTTGTTTCAGCAATTTTAAATGTCGCAATGATTTCTGAATCTGT